GCTCGGGCCCGGATCGCCACCAGCCCCGTCCGCACCGTCACGCCCCGAAGCCCCGTCCTCGCCCGGCCGCCCGGAAGCCCCTGACTGGCCCGGCTCACCAGCAGGACCCCGCGGCCCCGGAATCGGCACCGGCACCTCCGCCCGCTCCGGCAGATCCTCCACCGCCCGCGTCGGATCCGGCGCCACCGGCTCCTCGCCCTCCGCCTTCACCTGCTCCCGTAGCGCCCGCACATCACCCGCCAGCGTGCTCACCGCCTCACCCCTGAGGTTGGCCTCCGCGATCGCCGTGTCCGCTCGCTCGCTCGCACGGTCGATCAGTAGGAACGCGAGCCCCAGACCACCACCGAGGACGAGCAGCGCAGCTGTGATCCACAGCAGGTGTCGGGCCCGGTACAGCGCGCTCTCGGTCCGCGTCACGGCTGCCCTCCCAACTGCATGACGAGCGCCTTGAGCCGGGCCACTTCCGCGCGCTCGGCCGCCAACTCCGCTCGCAGCGTGGCCAACTCGGCACGCATCTCGACGCGCTCCTCCTGGAGCTGGTCGGTCAAGCTGGTGAGACCGGTCACCGCATTACCCTCCCGGGCCGCCCGAGCCGCGCCGCGGGTGCCGTACATGGCGGCCGCCGCAGCCACCGGCCCCGCGATCAGCGCGGCGACGGCCGTGACCATGGCGGCGTCCATGCCACCTCCCCGACGCTCGCATGGGGCAGAGTCAGCTCCCCGGCACCGGACCAGGCGGCGTACTCGGCGTGCGCGCCTTGTTCGGCACCGCCCAGGTCAGCCCCAGCGCGCCGAGCACCGCGAGCCCCACAGTCAGGCCCTCCTGCGCCGTCACCGTGCCGTCGTCCAGCGCCGTCGCCAACGCCGCCGCGCCCGCCGCGACCGCAGCGACGACCGCCTTCCAGTACTTCGAGATCCTCATGCTGCTACTCCCCGGAGTGCGTCAGACGCTGTCGGCGTCGATGCGGATGACTACGGACTCGATCGCGGCGCGGATCTCTGCCTTGAGGGCATCGAGGTCTGCGGCGGGTCCGGCGGCCACGGCATCGACCAGCTTGTCGATCGTGGCGGCCTGCGCCGCCTGCTGGGCTTCCACGGTGCGTAGCCGCTTGCCCATGTCGATGAGGATGCTGGCAGGCTTCCACTCCGTGTTGCCGGGGGCGCCCCAGCCGTCGGGGACGCCGACCACGCCATCGGTCGTCCACACCGCCTTGCAGATGTCGGCGTTACTCATGCCTGCCATCGGGTCCTCCTGCTCAGGGGGTTGATTGCTGTCGAGGCGCGCGGCGATCCGCCCGCGCATGGTCTGCATCGAGAAGCCGCGCGGGTCGACCTTGCCGGGCTGCCACTCCAAGTGGCCGATGATGGACCCCGGGCCCCAGCCGTGGTGGCGGCAGATCGCCGCGCTGACCTTCTCGATCGCCCGGAGTTGGGCCTCGGGCCAGGGGTCTTCGCCGTCGCCGAGGTTCTCGCACTCGAAGCCGTAGAAGTGGCGGTTGCCGTCGGTGTTGGCCTCGTTGTCCGGCGGCAGCGCGCGCTCGGCGATGACGGCCTGGAGCACGTCGTCATCGCCCATCCCGGCATGGTTGGCGCGGCCGTAGCCGACGAGGTGGACGCGGCCGTCCTTCGTGATGACGCCGTGGCACAGCGGGCCGGGCAGGGTGGAGTGGCCGCGGCGGCAGAGGTCCACCGTGGCGGCGCTGCCCCGGGTCACGGTGTGGTGGATCATCACGCCGTGCACCGGGCCCCACGGTCCCTTGTGGTTGCGGTTGTGTGTACGCCAGTTGCCGACCTCGACGACGGTCAAGCCCTCGGCGCGGAGCACGCTGAGGAGGGTGGCGGGAGTCAGGGGCGGGGCCATGGTCAGCCCTCCTCAGGGTGGATGATGAGCTTGAGCTCGGCGAGCACCAACTGCCGCGGCCCCGCGTCGTTGTGGGCGACGCGCAGTGCGAGCGGCACCCCCGGGTGCACGAAGATCGACCACGCCTTGGTGAAACACTGCATGCCCGGCGTCGGCGGACGGTGATCCGTCGCCGTCGTGTCCGCCGGGTCGCTGGTCATCCCCAGCGGATCGCGTACGACCTGGTCGCGCAGCTCGGTGTAACCGCCCGCTTCCCACTGGATCATGGCTCGGAGCTCGCCCCATCCGTCGATGGCGGGCCAGATCAGCCCGGCGCGGTCCTCGGCGAGCCAGCTGCCGACGACGTACCCGTCGGGCTGCTCAGCCGGATGCATGCCGTGCGGGTCGTACGACTCACCCCCGCCATACGGCAGCCGCACCACCTGGTAGCCGCCCGGATCGATCAGCTGCGGCCCCGTCGTCTTCAGCGAGCACACATAGACAGACATCAATACCTCCCGCTAGGCGGCCTGGTAGTGGCCATGCAGCAGAATCCGATCGCCGTTGGCCCACGTCATCGGCGTCGTCGCGTCCACCAGACCCGAGCTCACGCCCGCTGTGTCGTCGTACGCCCGCCCGCACAGCTCGACCTCGACCGTCGTCGTGGTGGTGAGGCGGGCACGCACAGGCCAGCGCGTCGTCGCCGCGCCGTCCTGGATCTCACCCACGCCCGCGATCAGAACGGACTCAGCCGCGGTCACCGGGAGACTGAAGCGCCAGTTGTCGCTGCTGCCGCCGCCGCCGAAGTTCGTCGTCGACCCGAACGTGATCTCCATCTCGAACAGGACGGCGTCCGCGGACTGCGCGTATTTGCAGTCGATCGTCGCGTTCCCGAACGACGGGGAGTTCGCTCCGGTCGACGTCGTCCACGTCGGCGTCCACGCCGACCACGTGAGCGTCATGCCGGCCAGCCTCGACGCAGTGATCCGCTGACCAGCAGCCCACGGAGTAAACGCCATCAGAACCTCCTACAGGGCCGCATACGCGGGATACGCCAGCCGCACATCCGCGCCAGCCGACTGAGCTTTCGTCACGCCGTTCACGGACCGTGTGACGGTGAACGTCTGGGGATTGACGACCTCGTAGTCGTCGTACCGCACCTCGGGGTTGATGTTCGTGTTCGCCGACGAGGCGATCGACCGCGTCCCGATGGACGCCGACGTGGTCAGCGACGTATCCACCACCTCCACCTGCCACGGCCCCGGCTCCAGCGCGCCGACCAGCCAGGCCTTCGCCCGCAGCATGCTCCCAGCCACCTGGAAACGCACCCGCACATACGTCGTGCCCGGCGTGTACGTGATCCCCGTCGACAGCGCATAGGTGCCCAGTTGGGTCTCCGCCGCTGCCACCCGCTTACGGATAGACAAGATCAGCGTGTCGCTGGTAGTGGCCTCCACCCGGGCCATGTACAGGTTGTCGGAGTCCGTGTACCGGCCCGTCAGCCCGCCGTACAGGCTGCCCCCGGCCGCGGTCGCCGACGTGGTCAAGCTGACGTACACGTCGATGTCGGCGTACGCGAAATCGGTGATACACCGCCGCGACACGTTCGTCGACGCCAGGACATGGCTCCCGTACCCCGAGCCGACCGCATAGTCCGCCGCCGTGCCGCCGCTGGTGGTCCACGCCTGCCCGCTGTCGGCGGTTCCCCACCCGCTCGACACCGACCGGCCGAACGCGTCTGTCGCCCACGACGCCACATCCCTCACCAGCATCACCTCACCAGCCACTCGAACCTCGAACGGCAACTCCCGCGACCCGCTCTCCTCGGTGTCGCTCAGCAGCACCACATCCGCGTGCACGACATCCGACGCCGACGGCGTCGATCCCACCTGCGGATACAGATTCGCCAGCCCCGCCGTCCCCGGTGACGTCACCGTGCCGGAGAACTCCGTCCACACCCCAGCCGCCACGCTCTGCGAGACCGACGACGACGAGATGTACGCCCCCCCACCGGTGAACCAGTCGACGCCCAACGTGACACTGCGGCTGGTGTCACAGCGCAGCCACCCGTACACGTAGTACGAGGTGCTGGGACTGACCGCCACCTGATCTGACACCGCGTACGCGCTGCTGGACACACCGTCCGGCACGATCTTCAGCGACCACGACCCGCTGAATGGCGCATTTTCGGGCGTGGCCACACGGGAGATCGTCGCGCCGCCGCCCGCCGTCCAGCCGGACGTGTCCACCTCGAAGTCCGGGTTGGCGGTGAGCCGGTCACCAGACTCGACCCACACCGGGCCCGAGGTAGTCGCCACGTCCACGTCGGTCTCCGTGGTCGTCAGCGCCTCGTCCAGCTCACTGCCCGCAGTGTCTGCCCGGGCGTACCGGGCATCGCCCTCGGTGGCCACACTGAACGGCCCGAACGGCGTGCAGTTGTACGTGATCGTCCACGTGAACTGATCCATCACCTCGCTGTATCCCTGCACCAGCAGATCCAGCGTGTCCGGCGGCAGCCACACCGGCGGGTTGGTGATCTGGAGGCGCGAGCCGACATCCACCACCGCCGCGGCCTCGATACTCGCCGGGGCATTCGCCAGATTCACTGTGGCCTGCGGGAACCGGGTCTCGTCCCACGTCCCCAGGTGCAGGCGCCAGCCCGCGTGATGCGCGGGCTGGGTGTCGTCCAGCAGGTTCAGGGCGTACGAGGTGTCGTACAGGCCAACCCCGTCCGGCGGGGCCTGCGTGGACAGCGCGCCGGCGTCCAGCACGGCGCGCGCCGAGGATCCGCCCTCGCGCTGCACGGTCACGTCGTTGGTGACGGACTGGTCATCGTCCACCGGAGCCAGCGGCGCCACGAGCCCATCCGAGCCGGTGTAGTCGAGGCTGAGATCAACGGGCTGGTTGTACATGCTCGCCCGCGTCACATACCGGACCCCGAGGATGCCCCGCTGCTCAGCAAGGATCCCCTCGTCCACGCTCTCCGCGCTGCGCATCAGGTCCAGCGCTGTGTTGCGGGCCTGCGCGCCGCACTGCTCGTCGCCGGAGCGGGTCGCGTAGGCGTGGATGCCCTCCTCGCGCCCGAGCCGGGAGACGCGGGACGCCGCGGTCTCCGCCGTCCACCCGACAAGCGCCCCAGCTGTGGCTTTGAACGCGTCGGTGGTGTTGCCAAGGACGAGGTGCCCGACCGCGGTTCCATTCATGGCGCCGTCGCGGCACATGCGGAATCTCGTCACGCGGCCGGTGGTGTACGAGGCGAGGGTGCCGCTGAGAGTGAAGAAGCTGAGGGTGTCGCTGGGGACGGCCGTGGTGAGCGATCCGGCGATGTCGTAGACGGTGACGACCCAATCGACGTCTGCGCCGTCCTTGACGAGCTCAACGGTGATGATCTTCTCCAGGCCGTTGATGGAAGACGAGCTGAACCCGCTGTCGAGAATGTTCGTGCCCTCGTTGTCGAACGCGCGCAGCTTCACGTTGCCCGATGTGTTGACCTGGACGTCCCAGTACGTGGCAGACCCGGACTGCGAGAACCACAACAGCCGCTGCGTGGACACCACACCCGCAGCAGGCACCTTGACGAAGAACAAGATGTTCGTGTTGCTCGTCGAATCCAGCGAGTACTCCGGCACGCTGACCTGAAGCTGCCCGCTCGTCACCGTCGGCACCGGCGCCGACCCCACATAGTCGCTGTACCCGGCCACCGACACTGTGTCCGTGAACGTCACCGCTGGATGCCCGTCGAACGCCGACGCCAATTCGGTGGCGTTCTCCTCGTCCTCCATCGGCCAGTACGCCACCACGTCCGTCGCCGTCGTGCCCGTGTACGCGCGGAACACGGGGCTCTTCAGCGGCACAGCGCCCTGCCCCAGACGACGCAGCACGCCCGCGGCCTCGACCTCCGTCACCACATCGAGGCCGCCCGTGTCCCAGCGGGGCGTCCAGCTGGAGACCTCGCCGACGAACCTCACCTTGCGGTTAGTGATCTCCGCGTTCCCGGCCAGCGACCACGTCCGTCCCGCCGCATCCGCGAACGACGTCGTCCCGTCGGAATGGGCCGTGAAATCGGGGTTCGCCACGGCCGTGCCGCCGATCCCGTCCAGCACCTGCACCGCATGCACCCGGCCGATCGCCGGATGATGCCACGCACTCGACGCCGACTCGACATCCCCGATCCGTAGCGCCGCCGCGCTCGCGCGGATGCTGGTCGTCGCGCCGCCCGTGGTCGTGTCCCCGAGCTGCGTCCACGTCCCGTCGATCGAGTCGGACGTGTAGAACGTCAGGTCGTAACCGCTGGCGCCGTTGTCGACGTCCAGCGCCACCCGGACCGCCAGGCGCCCCGACGCCGTCAGCGGCAGATCATCCGAGATGACGCTGGTCGCCGAGCCGCCGCTGTTCCGCCACTGGAACAGCAGCTTCCCCAGCCGGGTGTACAGGGCCCACGCCCTGTCAGCCGTGGTCTCCTTGCCGATCAGCTCCGTGTACCCGTAATCCGTGTCCCCCGTCGACGGGTACTCCGGCAGGACCCAGTTGGCCAGCGTCGCATCGACACGGACGTCGATGTCCCCGGTGATGTCCAGCGCCGCCGCGTCAGGCGTCGAGGCGTAATCCCCCGCCGCACCAGGCAGGTCGAGCGCCACGGAGCCCGTATTCACGGACACCCTCACGGGCGTGTTGCGGCCGATCTGCCCGTAGTACGCGCCCTCCGGATTCCTCGGAGAGTACGTTCCACCCGTGTTGCTCAGGACGAAGCTGCACCGGCCCGCGTCAGCCTGCTGCCCCCAGTCCGAGCGGCCCCGGATGATGCGCACCTGGTCGCCGCCGCGTACGTCCGTCGTGATGTCGGTCCAGGTGGAGCCGTCCAGCGAGATGTCGACCTGGATCGGCAGCGGCGTCTGAGGGAACGTCATCACGGCCTCCCCAAGGCGGACTGGACATTGCCGCCCCGGTGGGCGATCGCCCGGCGCAGCGGGTCGATCACCACCTCACCGAGATCCCGCTCCCCGATGCGCAGCTGCACGACGATCGGCCGCCCATCCCAGCCTGCGGCACCCCCGGCCCGAGCCGAAGCCGAGGCGCCGCGGTCGGCAGTCGTCTGCGGAGGCACATTCAGCATCGACGCCCACGCCGGAGTCACAGACCGGTTACGGCGCATGCCCAGAGCGAATCCCTCGGCGGTGTAGTCGCCGATCTCCTCCATCACCTGCGACGGGCTCTTGATCTTCAACGCCCGCTTGATCGCCTTCTCCATGCTCTTGGCGATCTTCATCATCTGCTTCTCGATCGCATCCTGCTTCTTCTGCAGGCCCTTCACCAACCCCTCGGCAGCCTTGATCCCCGCCCCGTACATCGCATCCGCCGCGGTCGTCCCCGCCGACCCGGCAGCAGACACGATCTCCTTCTGCAGGGCGTTCAGCCGCTGGATCTCGCCCTTGCCGCCGCCGAGAACCGCCGCCGCCGTCTCCAGCCCCCCGCCCTCAACACCGGCCTCAGCGATCTGCGCGATCAAATCCTTCGACAGGCCGCGGCTCTTCAAGGACTTCAGCATGCTCGCGAACTGCTTCGCACTGGCGGCACTGCCCGTCATCTGCGACAACAGCGTGTTGATCGTGAGCCGGGCATCATCAGACCCAGCCGCCCGCGTGATACCCGCATCGGACACCACCCGATCCTTCACACTGCTGCGGAGCTGCGACGCCGCCGACCGCAGATCACCCAGCTTGTCCTTCGCCTTGTCCAAGGCCTTGTTAACGCCGAGGATCTTCTTCTCGTGCGAGATCAGCGACCGCCCGGCGCGGTCCAGCGAACGGAGCAGGCTGCGCTCCACACCGCCATGCGTCGCCCGCTTGATGACCGACCGCCACTTGTTCAGCGACGACGTCAGATCACCCAGCGAGTCAGGGGCCCCCAACTGGTTACGGATCTCAGGGTTGCGGTACCCCGCACGCTGCCCGAAGTAGCTGATCGTCAGCTCCCCGGCGGCTTCCTTCCGCGCCCGAGACTCCGCCTCAGCCCGCTCCTTCGCCCGCTGCTGAGCCTTCGTCAACCCACCCCGCTTCAGCCCAGGGATCAGTAGCTGGCCGCTGTTCAGAGCGTCGAGGAACCGCACCCCGTACTTGCGCACCGCCCGCGCCTGCACGACGTACTCACTGTCAGACACCCGAGCCATGGCGCCGGACGGGAACATGCCCAGGATGCTGTCCGACGTGTTCGTGCCCGGGCCCCGGATGCTCCCCCCGTTGGGGAACGCCTGCACCTCACCGCCCGCGGCGAACCGCTTCCGAGGCAGGGCACTGGCCAGACCACCGGACGCACCGAACGCACGCATACCACCCAGCAGCGCGGCACCCACCGCCGGGTTCCTTCGGTACACCACATCGACGTAGGAGGTGCCCAGCGACCTGCCGACCATTCCGCGGACCGCCGCCCTGAAACCTGCCGTGTTGGCGCCGATGCTGATGGTCTTGTTCTTCAGCCCGTCCCGCGCCCGCCTGACCGCTCCGATGCTGGAGTGCGCCGCCCGGGTCTTCGCCGTGACCCGGAAGCTCCCGTCCTTCAACCGCGTGACCTTCAGCCCCAGAGACTTCAGCATGTCGACTGCGTCCCTGGTCAGCGCCTTGACTGTGACGCTCTTGGACTTCGGGGTCTTCTTCATCGCAGAGATCACCGAGTCCAGCCCCGCCACGGCGTCCTCGGTACGCATCTCGATCTTCAGCTTCTTGGAGTCCGGGATCCGCATCATGGTCTTGGCCAGCTGGCGGGCCTGCGACTCCGAAAGGCCCAACGCCTCTGCGGCCGCGACGAACTTCTCACGGCCGCGGGCATAGATCCCATTGACCTTCTCCCACGGCTCGCCTGCCTCACGCGCCGCCGTCGCAGCCCCATCCATGTTCTGCGACAGGGCCCGCAGCGCTGCCTCGGCATCCCGGGCCCGCTTCGAGTTCAGGTCGAGCTGACCGTCGACCATCCGCAGCGCGCCGCCGTTCTCCTGCGCGACCTTCGCCACATCGTCGATGGACTGCTCGAACGCGTTCATCGCACCCGACGCCGCGCGGTTCACGTCGTTGAGAGCAACGATGCTCTGCCGGAGCCCATCCGCCGACGCCTTCTGCGCGTTCAGCTTCTCCTGCACCGCCAGTGACTGCGCACCGAACAAGCCCATGCTCTGCGCGGCGAGCTCCTGCTCGAACTTCATGTCCGCCAACGCCGACTTGTAGTCGTCCATCCGCGACGTGAACTCCGAGGCCTTGCCCTCCTCCGCGTACGCCTTCTTCAGCCGCTCGAACGCCGCCGCAGCAATGTCCGCTTTCCCTCCCTTGACCAGATTGGTCAGACCCGTATCGATCGCGTCGAGACGCTCCTTGGCCTCCTTGACCGGCGTCGAGTCCGCCATACCCAGCGAGAACACTTTGACGAGGCCTTGTTGGACCTTGTCGGCAGTCGACGGATCAGACACCGACCGGATCTTGTCGTACAGCTTGCTGAGGTCATCTCCGAAGACGCGGGCCGCCTCACCACCGACCTTGCCGGACTGTCCGAGCTTGCCCAGGCTGGTCGTCAACCTGTCCACATTGGGCGGCGCCTCGCGCCCCATGCTCGACAGCTTGTGCACCGCCACCGCGATCGCCGCGATCCCCGCAACGACCACCGAGGCTCGCGCCGCCACCCCCAGCGACAGGAACGCGGCCCTCAGACCCGCCAACCCGCCACCCGCGGCAGCCGACGCCGCCCCCAACGCACTGAGCCTGGCCCCCAGCGCGGACACCCCACCGGCAACCGCCGCCACCCCGGCACCGGCCAGCGAAATCATCTTCAGCCCGACCGCGACCTGCAACGCCACGGTCACCAGCTCCGGCGGCAACGCCGCCACCAGGCCCGCTGCGGCGTTCACCAGCGTCAGCATCCCCGGCCCGGCGGCCGCGGCGGCTTCGACGAGCGTGGACACCGCATCCCCGACGCTGGACATCGTCTCCCGCAAAGCGGGCCCGCTCTGCTGCGCGTACTCCATGAACGACCGAATCGGCCCCGACGCGTCGCCCTCCGACAGCACCCGCGAGAAATGAATCGCCCCGTCAACCGCGTCCCTCAGCGACTCGTTCGCGAACGCCGAGACCTTCTCCGAGAGGGCATCGAACCCCGGCGACGCCACCGCACCCCCGGCCACCGTCATCAGCCGGTCCAGCTCCGTCGACGCACCCCGCACCATCGGCGTCAGCTCCGGCACCACCTGACCCATGACCGCGAACGACTTCTCGACCGGCGCCATCGTGAACCGCGCCATGTCATCCGACCAGGCCCGCGTCTCATCGCGGAGCATCCCGTAGGCGACCGCAGCGCGCTGGGTCTCCTTCGGCATCGACCGCAGCGTCTGCGCGACCGCCTGTTGCGCCTCGACCGCCTGCTTGGAGCGGGCCCCGTACTGGTCGACGGCGTCGTTGTACTTGTCCTGCGCAGCCGAAACGTCCTGCAAGTTGGAGATCTGCGGCTTCAGCGCCGCCCCGAACGCCGCCACCGCCAGCCCCGCAGCGCCCGTCTTCGCCGCGATCGGCGCCATCGCCGCCGCCACCGGCACCGCAGCCGTCGCCAGCGGGACCAGCGAGCCACGAACACCGCCCAAGGACGCCGCGAGCTGGTTCATCGACCGGGACATCACCGAACCCTCGGACCGGAACCGGCCACCCATGTCCCGCAGACGGCCCTCCGTGTCACGGAAAGCCCGGATCGCGTCGCCGTTGTCGGCGCGGATGATGATCGTTACATCGTCTCCGGCCACTCTGGTTCACCTCCCTCCGCGGGCTCATCAGGGGCGCCGAGGCTCTCGATACTCAGCAGGCGCAGCAGACGCACGTCTTCTTGCAGCAGGGTCGTCAGGGTGTAGCCGGGGAACTGCCTGAGCAGCCCCAGCAGCCAGCGGGCATGGGCTAGCTCGCCTGGCTCTCGGACAGTGGTGCCATCGGGATGGCGGGCGCCGGGGAGTTCTCTCCAGAGGTGGAGCTCTCGGCCAAAGGGTCGGCCTCATGAACCCCCATGAGGGCGTCGACGTAGGCGTTGTTCAGCCGCCGGATCAGCCGCTGATCCCGGGTGGGAGCCTCGCTGACAGAGATCGGATTCCCCTGCTCGTCTTCGAGGTTCCACGAGATCAGGGCAGCGAAGAACCGGCCCATGGTCTGGGCCGTGTCCTCGCCCTCGCCCCCGTCCATGCCGGTGGCCTGCATGTACTCGCCGATGCTCATGCCCCGGAGCGTGGCCTCCAGGCCGTGGAGCTCGTCGCCCTGCTTGAAGCGGAGTGTGATGGTGCTGTTGGGCTCGCGGAATCCCACGGCCGCACCTCCAATCAGTGATCAGGGCCCGGTCAGGACCAGGTCGGCACAGTGCCGTCGGCAAGAGAGAACGGCGCCGACCACGTGAACTCGCCACTCGCCGCGCGAGTGAGCGCGTAGTCGGTGATGAGGCACTCGTTGTTGAGGGTCTGACCCGAGATGACGATGCCGATCGTCCGGTTCACCGACGTCGACGACACCGTCCGGAGCACGGCATGCGAGAGGTTCGACGCATCGTTGAAAACGCCGTTCATCGTGCCGCTGAAATCAGCGAGCAGCAGCAGCCGCTCCATCGCGCTCTTGTCGATACCCGTGACCTCCTGCGTGCCGCGCGGCAGGCTCCAGTCGAGGTTCGTGACGTCGTTGCGGATGTCCCGTGCGCTTCCGCCCGAATCATCCACATTCAGCGTGGTCCATCCAAGGCCGCTCTCCTTGGCCATGGTTCACACCCTTCCTGCCCTAGTGGGCTAGCCCTTGCGGCGGTCCTCGCTGAACCGGCCGAATTCCTCCTGCATGTGCTCCACCCAGTCCGCCGGCCGCACATGCGTGCGCTGACGGCCCGTCGGATTCCCCCGCCAGTCCCCATCACGGACCACGTACAGCTCAGGCCGAGTCCGGTGCTCGCCGAAACAGCGCTGACCAGCCTCGAACCGGAACACCGTCATGCCGTCCCCGCGGCGCTGCTCACGGAAAGTGCGCCCGGACTGGCCACGGATGTAGGCCGCCTGCGCCCGGCCGAGATCGGTGCGCTCATCGATGACGGACTCCCAGCCCCGCCGCCACGCGTCACAGCCGACCTGCTCACACACCGCCTTGACCGTCCTGTCAGGCCGGGAGCGGACGCTGAAGGTCTGGTAGGCCTGCATCGGCCCCTGCGGCGGGAGACGGAACGGCTCACCCATCGCGCACCCCCTCAGAACTCGGTCGCTGTGAGGTTGACGTTCACCGCGGCCGCGAATACGAGCGACGTGAACCCGCCCGTGGTCACCGTCACCGCCCGCACGTAGCGTTTGATCTCCGTCCCGGCGGCGATCGCGATCCGCTCCGTCGTCGGCGCCGCGGTGATCTGCGTGAACCCTCCGCCCGTGATGTCCGCGAACACGTCCGTCGACCCGTTGTCGTGGGAGTGCTGGAGCTTCACCGTCACGTCCGTCCCAGCGAACGAGAACGCCTGGAGGTACGCCTGCGCGCCGTGCACCGTGTGCGAGGAGATGTAGGCGTTGCCCTGCACCGTCCACGTCAGCGGCGTCGCATCCGTGACCGCGTCCGACGACGCCGACGCGACCGGCGCCGCCACCGCGGTGCCGCCGATCCCGCTGAGGACGGAGCCCTCGAAGAACTTCCCCGCCGTCCGGTTCACCGTGCCCTCCGACTGAGAGCCGATCTCCAGCACAGCCGTCGACGCATAGATCGCCGTCGTCGCGCCGACCGCCTGCACCGCACCCAGCTGCGTCCACGTCACACCGTCGTCCGAGGTGTAGAACGTGGCCTGCGCGTCCGACGCCCCGTCATCCACATCGAGCGTCGCCCGCACCCACGCCGTCGCCCCGTTGGACGCGGACACCGCCACCGACGACGTCTCCGACAGCTCAGACGCCCCGTCCTCCGTCCACCGCAGGATCAGGTTGCCGCCAGTCGTCACCGCCAGTGCGTAGCTGCGCTCGTCCGACGTGGCCGTGTACTTGGCGATGAGCGTCGACTCCGCCGCCGGCGTCCAGTCATCCAGGGCGACGCGGGCCCGGATGTCGATGTCGCCCGTGATGTCCAGGCTCGCGTCGTCGGGTGTGGACGCGTAGTCGCCGGATGTGCCGGAGAGGAACAGGAAGTCCTCGCCGTCGTAACCGAACTCAACTGCGGTGCCGTTCGTGGCGCTCGTGTCGGTGCGCTGCCCGGCCGTCAGCAGCGTTCCCCACTCCAAGCCGTACGCGTTGGCCAGCGAGGACACGCTGATAGTGAGGGAGCCGTCCGCGCCCCGGGTCGGGTTGTAATCGATCTGCTTGGCGACCATGCACGCCGCCTCAGACCCGAGGCTCGTACCGGTGGCCCACATCTCGTGCCGGTCCGTCGTCGGAAGACTGGAGAGCACCCCATGCGCCCGGCCTGAGGCGGGGTTGAAGAAGGACGTCCAGTTCAGGCGCCCGTCCCGCAGGAGACCGACGCGCTCAGGGGCACTCTTGTCGATGCCCGTCACATCCTGCGTGCCCGTGAGCCCGCCGCCGATCTCATTGCCCGCGCCGGTGTCGCCGGACAGGTCATACCCGCCGAGGTAGAAGGCCTGTCCGAGGCCGGACTGTTTGCTCATGCCGTCTGCCCCCATACGTCGTTGATGATCAGCGGGATGGTGAGGGTCGCGACCCTGTACGTGGTCCCGCCCTGGAAGTTGAGGTAGCCGAACACCGCGCTCAGGCCTGTGCCGTGCGCTCCGAGGAGATCCACGCAGCGCACACTGCTCCCGAAGTCGAAGTCCCCCGAGTACGCGGCTAGGAGGGCATCCGCGGCGCTGGTGAGCGCTGTGTCGACGTCGTCCTGCGGTTCGGTGTCGGCGGGCAGCAGCAGGAGGCCCCTCAGCTCCAGGCGGCCGGTGGTCGCCTGGAGTCCGGACGCGCCGGGAACGGGCGCGATGTGCCGCACCCAGAACGCCGCGGTGAGCCCAGAGCCCGGGGCACTGACCGGTTCGTGGGCGAGGACGTTCCCGAACAGGCCCGTTGCCATGGCGTGACTGATCGCCACGTTGCGGTAGGTCAGCAGGTCCAGGGGCATGGGCGATCACATCCGCCCCGTGTACCGGCGCAGCAGCCGCTCGCCGATGCCGACCTTGCGCTCGTTCAGGCGGTCGCGCGTGCGGATCCAGTGGTCATAGCCGCGAAACTTGGTCACCGGGAAATTCCGCGAGCCCACCCCGGCCAGCCAGGGCCCATACACGACCCGACTGTCCGTGATCTTGTGACCGTCCTCGACCCGGCACCGCGACTCGTAGTAGCCCGTCGGGTTCCGGAACACCGCGCGCATCTCGCCGCGGAGGATGGTCAGGCCCTCCTCAGCGAGCTGCCGCTCCAGATGGTCGACGTACGCGTTCGCGGCAACTCGGGCCCGCCCGTCGAACAGCGGGCCGGATCCGCGGCTGGAGACATCGAGCAGCACGTCACACGCTCCGAACCCGGGCTTTACGCCCGTGGCTGGCGTACACGCGCTCGCGCAAGTCCTTCAGCCCGCGGCCGGTGGTCTCGCGCTCCCACTCACCGGAGCCAGCCGTCCGCGCGTACCCGGACCGGCCCTGCAACAGGCTCGTGAGGGCCTCCCCGATACACATCTGTCGCACAGGCCCCGGCGGGTCCCACCGGTACACGATGGCGCTCGTGGTGTGCGTGGCCGCGGTGGTGCCGAGCGCGCCCCGGGTGACCGTGAGCGTGCGGGGGGCGTAGATGTCCGCGCCGGACGTGTGCGCGGCGAGCGTGGTCCCGTCCCAAGCGCGCGTGACGGTGAGCGTGTTGCCCGCGATCTCGTCGATGCGCATCTTCTCCGAGTCGATGAGGATGACCTCGTCGATCGCGTACGCGGCGCCGCTGGACACGCTGACAGACACGTTGTTGTTGGCCGCAGTCAGGTTCCCGCCCAGGTTCTGGCCGGTGTCGAGCTGGGAGCGGCCGGTGACGATGACGCGCTCGCTGTCGATGCGCAGCAGGCTGCCGACGCCGACGGCGGCCGAGGTGGCGGCATCGACGTCGATGCCGGTCCCCGAGGCGTCCAGCGCCTCCGCTGTGGCGCTAAGGGTGGTCTCGTCGTCGCGGTAACCCCACAGCCCGGTGATGGCGATGTCGCGCTGGTGGGTGTCGCCGCCGCCGAACGCCGAGCCGCTGCCGAGGTCGATCTCCAGGTAGTTGTACGGCGGGCCGCTGCGGTTGGGCTCCAGGAAGTAGTCGCTCGCCCCGATCGTCGTGCCGCCGCTGGTGAGGGTGGTGACAGAGATGAGTTCGGAGTCGTCCAGCCACAACCGCCACGACGTACCCGACTGCGCGTTGGGCCAGTTGAAGTAGCGCGTCGCAATCACCGGGTAGAAGTGCGGCCGGTGGCACAGGTCCTCGACGGCGCGCGACGCATCGTCCAGGACGCGGTCGATGCGGGCGTTGCTGCGCGCTGTCTCCCGCACATCGAGTTCGGCTTTGATCTCCTCGCGGGTCGCGTACGAGGGCTGCATCGTCACCGCCTCCCCGTCATGGAGGGGTCGACCTGGCCGAGGCGCTGGCCGCCCGCCCCCCAGATCGAGCCGTCAAACAGGCAAAACAGCTCACCGCGCGGCCCACTACGCAGCGGTTCCCCGCACTCCTCGCACGCTTGGGGAGTGCGGGTGCGGTCCTCGCGGTACTGCTGCGCGCCCTCGCGGAGGATGTCGAGGAGCCCGTACCACGAGCCTTCCGAGGCCCCCGGCAACCCGCCGCGCGCCGTCGCAGTGAGCCCGCCGAAAGAGCCCGCCGCGCTGCCGCTGGTAGCGCGCACACCAGCAGCAGTGGCGCTGAGGCCACCGAACTCCGCGAGCGCGGTGCCGGTGACGTCGGCTGGCTGTGGCGGGTCGTCCTCGGTGGACAGTGCGGTCGTTCCGGCAGCGAGGTGCCTGCCGTTGCCGGAGGCGTCGTTGATGTCGGTGAGCATGGGCCAGTCCGCCCACACCCCGGAGGTACGGACGACCGTGGCGGACTCCCACTCGGCCTCGATCTCGGCCTGCGACAGAACAGCCGACCACACCCGCACGTACGCGAGGCCGCCGTTGAACCACTCGCCGGAATCCCCGGCCGACCGGCCGAACAGCGTGATCCCATCGGGCGCGCTCCCGCCGGACACCTCTCCGGTGACGACGTTCGTGGCGCCGCCGATCGCCTTGGTGTAGATCTTCCCGTCCGTGGCACCGGTACCGGCGATCGTGACGGCGAGCATCCGCCACGTGTCGACCGCGAGCGCGTCGCTGCCGACAATTCCGCCGGTGTTGCCGGGGCTCACGACGACCGGCGTGGTGCCGCTGCTGCCCGTCGCGATGTTGACCGTGGTCGACGCGCCGGACGACGAGTGCAGCCGCATCATCGTCGAGAAGTCATCGCGGTCTACGCGCAGCCGAGCCCAGAAGACGGCCGTGAATGCCGTCGCGGGCGCGGGCGGGGCGCTGGCTGTGTAGCTGACGCGGTCGCTGGCCTGGTCGGATCGCTGAGACATCCTCGGTCACCTCCTTTCTGGGCTCGGGCGGGTGGTTCAGGCTGCGACGGTCAGGCTGAGATCGAGATCACCGGCGGAGATCGTGAAACTGTCCGCGGCCGTGACCGCGTTCGCCGTGACCGTTCCGGACCCGCCGAAGTTCCCGCCGGACGAGGCCGACCACAGCGAGAAATGCGTGTAGTCCTCCGTACCGGCCACGGCAGTCCAGACCAGGTCAGCCGACGTGGTCTTCGCGGCAGCGGACGCCGACGCCCACGTCGCTTGCTTACGGGTCGTCTCCGTCGCTGCGTTCGCGGTGCCCGCAGCGCCGGGGTCCCCGACGTGCAGCTGGACCCACGGGTAGGCGGTGCCCTGGTTGTCCAGGTGTGTGTTCGCCGCAGCGGTGGAGAATCCGACGGCCATGGCCTACTCCGTTGCGGTCTCGGCCTGCGCCGTGCGGGTGTCGTCGTCCTCCAGGAGACGGAGCACGAGGTCGTCCCGCTTGCCGGACTTGGGCAGGCCGCGTACGGCGAGCTGCTCCTTGAGCTGTTCGACGGTCCACGTCTCGTAGTCCGGCTCCTGCTCGCGGGGGGCCTCGGCCGCCTCGGGCTCGGCCGTGCCACTGTCAGGCCCCGGCTCCGCACCCTCGCTCGTCTCCTCTACGGGCGCTGGCTCTCCGGCCAGGTCCCTGGTGACGTCGAGCGGCTCCTCGACCAGCCCGGGTGCGGGCTCGGGGGCCTTCACCGGCTCCGGCACAGCAGCGTCAGCCGCCGCAGGCTCCGGCTGAGGCAGCGTCGCGTCGGACGCCCCACCGTGGCGGGTGATCTTCGCCATGGGATCTCCGTCCTCGAAAAACTCGGTGTTGTGGCAGCGAGGGCACTTGAACAGCCCCACTGCGTACTTCGTCCCGCACCCGTCCGGCCCGGCACACACCCACAGCGCCATGTCACAGCACCCCCGGAGCGATGTAGACGTCCACCAGCCCGCCCTTGGCGCTGCCGGCGGCAGCCACCACCAGCGTGTAACCGCCTCCGTGCAGCCACTGCCGGATGTAGGTGGTGTCCGCCGCACCAATGAAAGCGATCTTGTGGGTAGCGGCGGCGTTCGACAGGTTCGCGCCGATCGACGTGCCCGCACCGTTGTCCAGAACGTTCACGCCGTGCTGGTCGCACGTCATCGTCACGTCGTACTGGTCGGTCGGCTGCGTGCCCCCTGAGTCGGGGGTGAAGGTGACGGCGACGATTGTCCCGGCAGGCAGCGTCACCGAATTCCCGGACACGTCACCGGACGCATCCGAGGTCCAGTCGAGGCTGTACTTCCGCACCCCGGCCCCGCCCGTCACCGCGGATACCGTCGCCGTCACCGACCCCGCCATGTCAGCCAGCCACCAGGGTCGCGCCGTCGGTGAGTGGCACCCATGTCGCGTACCAGGTGATCGCTCCGTCCGGGCCCGTACCGGTGGTGACCTGCTCGACATCCCCGGTCGTCACAACGAGCCCGGACAGAGCAGCCGCGTTCTTGGCGAGCTGGTACTCGAACGTCGCGCCCGTCGTCGCAGGGTCGTCGACCGAACCGGCGAACCCGATGACCGTCCCGGCCGCCGTGTCCGTCGTCCCGAGGTCGGTGGCCTCGTTGACGTCGGCGCTGTCACCGGTCGTCGGGTTGACCACGAGCTTCACTGTGTTCGCGACGGTGATCGCGGTGGTGACCTTGCCCCACAGGGCGGTGATCAGCACCTCGCCGCCCGCGACGGTGAAGATCGTCCTCGTGTCGGCGGCGAACGCGCCGGACGGAGAGGAGACGGGCGGACGTCCGAGAACCAGGGAGCGAAGTTCGTTGCCCTGAATGAGAGTTGCCATGGGTCAGTCCTCCTCTCAGGTGTTGAGGTTCGCGAGGTTGGTGGGCTTGCGCTGCACGTTCAGATCCAGCGCCAGATTGATGATCGCCACGTACTTCGACCCGTTCGTGCCCAGGTCCGGCACGTTCAGCGACACCCACTCGTAGCCGTCGGACAGCTGCTCCGAGCCGACCTCCACCACGACGAGCTGCTGCGCCGACGCCGACCCGACGTCGGTGATCTCCGACGCGGCAGACTGCGACCCTTCGGTCCACGTCTCGTCACCGTCGAGGGTGGTCTCGTCCTGGTAATAGAACTTGGTGATGATGTCCAGGTCCTGGCTGGTGCCACCGGTCGCGGCGGTGTGCTCCTGGAGATCGAGGTCGAGGACGTCCGTCGATCCGCTCCCAGCGACCACGAGGAAGGCGACAGTGTCGCAGTCCTTCATGTGGATGCGGTTGCCGGTGATGGCCGCGCTGACGGCGTCCGCAGGGACGGCGCCGACAGAGGCGTTGAAGACCCGGCCGAGGCCGCGTGCTCCTGTGGTCATGATGTTGCCTCTCCCGGTGGGGTGTTAATGCCACCGTGGGGTTGAGCCCGGGGCGGGGGTTGATTGCCGCCCCGGGGCTGGCCAGGTCAGGTCAGGCGCGGGCCGCAAGCTGGACGAACGGCGAAAGCGTGGGGCCGTTGTTCTGCGGCGTGATCGCGGACTGGAGCCAGGGGCGGCCGTCGACGCGCTGGATGATGCGGTAGGCGGTCTGGTCGTTCTGGAACTTGAAGTGCGGCGAGCTCATCGCACTCATGACCTGCCGGTCGCCGATCAGGTAGAACCCGAAGTCCACGAAGCTGATGTCGCCGAGGTCACCGAGGACACCCGGCGCCTTCTCGGTGAAGATGACGGGCCGTCCGAGGATCGTCATCGGCGGGCCCTGCACGCCGTTGTTGAGCCAGATCGCCGACCCGCCCGTACCCACGGACAGGGCCATCGTGGCGAGCTGGGGGAAGGTGTCGATGGAGCACACCCACACGGCCCGGTCCAGGCTGGACGGGAGCATGCGGGAGTACATCTTGACGATGTTCTCCCAGACGATCGTGTCCGCCGCCTGGCCGGACTCCTTGGTGACGGAGATCGTCGCGGCGTTGCCCGAGTCGAGGGCGCCGAGGGGCTCGCCCACACCGGAGCCCTTGAGGAAGGCGATGTCCTCGTAGAAGGACAGAGCTTCGGGGAAGATCTGGTCGAGGAACGCCTGGAACGAGACTGCCGAGTCGGAGATCAGCTCGTTGGGGACCTCGGTGTACGCGGTGAGCTTCTTCGCGTCCAGGACGATCCGGCTGAAGGCGGCCTGCGACGCGGTGAGCGCTGCGCCTTCCTCGGTCCAGTAGCCGACCACACCGCCGTACACCGAGCTGACGTTGCTCGTGGAGTCGATCGCCGGGAACGGCACCCTGAGGGTCTCCATCGGGATGACCCGCGCCCGCTGACGCACCACGGAGGTCTCCAGTGCGACCGCGAGCATCTCCGAGCGGAGCGTCTCCGGGATCAGGAACCCGCCCTCGGACGGCACCGTCGAGGAGAACGCGTTGCGGACCCGGGACAGCTTCGCCTGCATGTCCGCGGTGCGGTTCGCGTTGTGCCAGATCGTCTGGAAGTACTCCGCGCTGTTCTTGAACTCGCGGTCCAGGACGGCGCCCATCGCCTTCGGGTTGTGCAGGTGGTTGCGGGCGTTGCCGGTCTGCACGACCGCCTTCGGGGTGAGGTCGAGCCGCTCGACGCCTTCAGGCTGGTTCTCCCGCAGCCAGTTCGCGAGGATCGCCTCGGTCTGCTCCTTGACCTGCGTCGCGATGGACAGGTCGCGGTTGTGGACCGCACGGGCGTAGTTGGTGACGAACTCCCCGAACGCACCGTTCTTGTCGGCGAAAACGCGCTGCATCTTCGCCGAGTCGGTGAGCATCGCCTCCAGCTCAGCCTGACCCGTCGGAATGGCCAGCCGCTCCGGGTCCATGCCGTTCGCCGGCGCCGGGGGCTCGGCGACCCGGTTGTACGCCTTGCCGGCCGCGGCCGGGTCGAACCCGGCCCGCTTGATCATGCGCTGGCGCAGTCCGGACCTCACGGTCTCGCGCTGCCTCCGGATGGTTGCCGTGTTCACAGTCGTGCCTCCCTGAGGCTGCGTTCGAAACTCTTCGGGTCGATTTCCGGGATCGGCTCGGCGCGCGCCGGGCCGGGTGCCGCAGCCTGCTCGGGGGCGGCAAGGTCGTGGGCGGCGTTCGCCATGAGGGTGCGCATGTAGTCGACGGCGACCTCATCGGCGGGCGGCGGCGGCTCGGGGACGTACACCACCTGCGGGGCCTCAGCTGTGGGTGCGGGCTGTTCGGGCTGCGGCACAGCGGGGGCGTCGTTCGCTGCGGCGGCGAACACGCTGCGGAACCAGCCCACCGCAACGGTCTCGGGATCCGCATCAGCAACGGTGTCGACAGGCGGCGGTACGTATGGTGCGGCCGGCCGTTCGGGCTCGGGTGCGGCGGGCGCGTTGTCGGCGACGCCTGCCATGTGGGAGCGGAAGTAGTCGGCGGCCACAGCGTGGGGGTCGGGTTCGGGCACGGTGTCGGCCGGGGGCGGCACGTAGGCGGGGGCCTCGCGTTGCGGCTGGGGTGTGGCGGGTGCGTCGCCTGCGAGTCCGGCCATGAGGGAACGCATGTGGTCGGGCTGGTAGCCGGGCATCGGGTCGAGGGCTGCGACCGCGGCCTGACGGAACGCTTCGGGGTCGAACACGACCGCGGCGGTGGGCGCGTGGTGGGTGTGGTCCTCGCTGCTGTCGCCGTCGGTGAGGTGCGCGCGCAGGTGTGCTTCCACGGCCGCGCGCTGCGCTTCGGGCACATCGGACTGCGGTAGGCGGGCGAGTGCGTTGCGGCAGGCGGCCAGGTTCGCGGCACCGGGGCTGCCGTCGCCGTCGACCTCGTGGTGAGGGAACTTGCAGGCTGCCTTGGGCAGCTCGCCGTTCTCGGCCTGGGCGGGGTCGTACCAGCCGTACGCCTTCTTCGCCGTCGCCACGCTCATCGGCGACGGCAGGCGGCGCTCGTTCGGGCCGGAGTCCCAGGGCCGGTCCACCGTCGCGGTGTGGTGGGTCGGCGCGGCCGTGTCCAGCGGCGGGGCGGGCGCTTCTTCGCGGCTGGCGTGCGCGTAGTTGTACACGCTCAGGTCCCACGCGGCGGCGATCGCACGGTCATCCGACGCCGCTTCCTCGTCCGGCACCCTCTGCGGCTCGGCGACCTCGTCCGCGAGTCCGGCCTCCACCGCCTCGTCGGCGAAGTACCAGGTCTCGGCCTGCATCCGCTTGCGCCACTGCAACTTCGTGCCGCCCGCGCGCTCGGCGTAGACCGCGGCGATGTTGTCGGACTGCCGGTCGAGGAAGTCGGCGTACTCCCGCAGCTCCTCAGGGCTACCGCAGGACACGCCCTGCGCGTCGTGGATCATCATCTGCGAGTGCGGGGACATGACGATCCGGTCCCCGGCCATCGCGATCACCGAGGCGATCGACGCCGCGAGCGCGTCGACCTGCACCATCACACGGGCCCGGTGGGAGCGCAGCGCGTTGTGAATGGCTAGCCCGTCGAAGACGTCCCCGCCGGGGGAGTTGACGAAGAGGTGGATCTCGGCGGCGTCGACCGTCTTCAGCTCTTCCACGAACGCCGCGGCCGTGATGCCCCATGATCCGATGTCTCCGTAGATGTGCACCGACGCGACAGGACTGCCGCTGGCCTCGTCCATGGCGTTGGTGATGCGGTACCAGGTTTCCTCGCCGCCCGGCGCGGGGAGCGCGGGCCGCATGGCGCGGCCGCGGGCGGCGATCTGCTCGGGTGTCGCGGTGTTCCAGCAGCGTCGCGTGCGGCCCATCGAGGCCTCCTCCGTGGTGTCCCAGACCGCTGTGACCGTGCCGCGGCAGCGGATCCCGCCCTCGCACTCCTGGTAGCCGCCCGCCCCGTACACGGCGCGCACGGCGTCGAGGTCCTCGAACTCGCGGCCGTCGATGTCCGCACACGGCGTGCAGTTGTGGACCAGGACGCCCTCTGCCCAGAACGTTTCGTCGTCCGGGATGGTGAAGTCGAAGACCTCTCCGGCGTGCAACTCCCGCTCAATTGCGGCGATTTGGGCCGTCGCTACCTGTACGCTTAGATCATGGACAGAACGTGTACGGACTGCGGAAACGCGGTCAAGCTCGGACCGCTCTGTAAGCCCTGCTCGATGCGCGCGGCGTGGCGCAGAAGACGTCCGGACTACACGCCGCCGACTTGCAAGACTTGCTCGGGCGAGATCACCAGCAGGTCGCGCCATCGCGCCATCTACTGCTCGAAGAAGTGCAAGTTCGCCGACCCTGAGTTCCTCGCCAAGATCAGGACCCCGAGGCGGCAGGTCACCAAGGTCTGCCCCGAATGCGGCAAGGAGTACAGCGTTCCCGTCGGCACCGCACACCGGTACATCCGCTGCTCGCGAGCCTGCAGTAACGCCCGGGGCATCACCGCCACGTGCAAGCGATGCGGTGCCGCCTTCCGGCACTCCCAGACCGACAAGCGGAGCCACTGCTCCGAGACCTGCCGCCGACCGCCCGTCATCATCTCCTGCGGCCACTGCGGGACGAACTTCCGCATCGTCCCCTCCGGCGCCGCCCGCAAGCGGTACTGCTCGGTCCGCTGCTACCGCGCCAGCGACGCCGAGACCAGCATCGAACGCCGGGTCCGCGAGACTCTCGAACACCTCGGGCGCAGTCACCGATCCCAGGTCCAGATCGGCCCCTGGGTCGTGGACTTCCTCGTCGGCGACTCTCTCGTAGTCGAGGCCGACGGAGACTACTGGCACTCGCTGCGCCCGGGCGTCGACCGCCGCAAGACCGCCGACATAGCCGACCGTGGATACACCGTCTGGCGCCTGTCCGAGACCGAGATCAACGGCGCTGACTTCCCCGTCGAGTTCAAGCGTCGACTGATCGACTACGAGGTCGCCCACGGCGAGATCCCCCGCGTTCCGCCAGGCGAAGCCACTGCCGTTCCGGACGAGGACCGGGTGGTCCCACGTCAGGCGAAGCGATCGGCCGTCAGTGAGCACCATCCTGGTCAGCTGCTCCTCGACCTCTGAGACAACGATCCGGTCTGGCTTTGCCCAGCGCCCGGAGTGCGTCAGCAGCTCGTCGTCGAGCGTGACGTCCTTTGCTGGCACCAGGCCGGACCGGGTCGTCACTAGAACCTCGGGGGCAAGACAGGTGTTCTGATCTAGGCGTTCTGTCGCGAAATAGCGGGCTTTGGGTGCGGCTTGCAGCGTGGCCACGCGCCCGGCGTTCTGGGCTCGGTGCAGGGCGCCGCCGAGCTGGTCGCGGCGGAACCAGTTCTTCAGCCCGCGCAGGAACCCGCCGACCTTCTCCGCCACGCTCGCTCCGGACGCGCCGGGCACGAGCAGGCGCAGCGCCTCACGGCCCGCCGCCGCAGCCGCATCTGCGGAGACGAGACCGGCGGTCGCGGCGGCGATCTCCACCAGCTCCGACCCGAACGCGTTCCGCAGGCCCTTGTCGAGCTTCGGCGGGCGGACCTTCACGCCCTGCTCGGCCGCTTCCTCGGCCATCTGCCTGGCCGCGGTCTCGGCCATGTCGGCGAGCGCCGACCGCAGCACGCGCGCGGCTTCATCAGACGCTACTGACAGACCAGACAGTTTGTTTATGTCGTCGGCATCGACGGCTTCCTCGATCTGCCGCTCCAGCTCCGTGTACTGCGCCTCAGCGACCGGCTCCCACGCCTCCAGCAGCGCGGTGAGTGCCTCGTCGAACTGCGCCCGCAGCGAGCCCAGGTCCGGGTCTGCGGCAGCCGCGCGGGGCAGCGTGCGGGGCCGGGACAGGACGGTGTTGTACGACGGCAGGTGCCGGGCTGCGGGCGTGAACGGCACGTGGTGGTGCAGGTCCACGCGAGCAGATGCGGCGGGCGCAGGCGCCCCAGGCGCCGGCACAACAGGCCGGTCGGGGATGTCGAAGCCGAGCAGCGGCAGAATCCACGGAGCCGTCGACGGGGCGCCCTTCACGATCTCCACCAGCAGAGCCCGGTCAGCATCGCCCGCGATCTCCGGCAGGCCGAGGTACTCGGATACGAGGCGCGGGTCCGCGTCGGCGTTGACAAGCCGCGCATACGCGGACGTCTTCTCTCGCAGCTCGGAGTTGCGGGCCGCAGCGTCCGGCGGTACCGGGTCGCAGTAGTCGAACTCCAGGGTGCGGGCCGCGTCCTTGCCGTACAGCGGGAGGAGGTCGTTGTTCAGCGCCTGCTTGAACCGCTCCAGCCGTGGCACGGTGAGCTGCTCGGCGAACAGGACCTTCGAGGCCTCGGCGGTGGCGCGGTTGACGTCCCCGACATCGCCGAGGACGAACGCTGGCGCGCCGAACGCCTCACGGATCACGTCGCGGGACACCTGCCGGAGTTCGGCGAACTGCATGTCGCGCTGGGTGTACTTGCGGTCCACCCACTTGCCGTGCTCCAGGATCGCGACCCTGTGCGCGTTCGCGACGCCCTTGTGCTGCTCGTTCCATCGCTCACGGAGCTCGTTGAATTCGGTGTCCCCCAGGGCCTGCGGGACTTCGATGATCCCGCCCGGCTCGGCGGAGTTCATGAAGAAGTTCCGGTTCCACTCGGCCGAGTACCGCGCCGCGTCGATCTCGGTGAGCACCGACTGCACCGGACCCATACCGCGGTACGGGTCCAGCGGGTTGGGCATGCGGATCTGGATGACGTCCTCGACCCGCAGCGCGATCTCCTGCCCGTCCGGTCCCGTGTACATGTAGCCGGAGATGAAGTCCACCGGATGCGGGACTGGCGCGATGCGGTCCGGGCGGACGGGCCACAGCTCCAGCGGGATCGGGGAGCGGGGGCTGCGGGCGATGACCAGCCAGCCCTCGCCGGTCAGGTCGATGTGCTGCTGCTCGGACTCCACCAGTTCCTGGCGGGTGAAGAACTTGTTGGGCTTGTTCCATAGGTCGAGGGCTGCGTGCTGGGTGACCTCGGTGCGGTCTTCCGGCAGCCCGGACGGGGCCTTGCGGTACAAGCGCCAGTTGACCAAGGCGGTCGCGTTCGATGTGCGGTTGACGATGGCGAACAGCGTGCCGACCGTGCCCATCGCGCGCATCTGCGCCTCAGCGCCGGTGGGCTGCCGCCACGGAATGCTGATGTTGGAACGGCCCGAGTACGGGACGGGGGCGCGGTTCAGGAGCGTGCCGAGGAGGGTTCTGGCCACCGGCCCCTCCCTTCACGCCTACCTGTCGTAGAACCGCCAGTTCAGGACGAACATCCCGACGCCCGCTACCGCGATGCCAGCGGCCACGTGAAGCATCATGACTGATCCAGACAAGAGAATGATGCCAGCCGTGTCAAGCAGGTACGGCATGGCCGTGTTCAACTTGCGTCCTGAGCTGGCGATATAGTCCTTCTTCGCGCTCACACCCACCTCACTCTTGTTCGGCCTCCGTTGTAGAAAGCCAACAGTAGGGCGTCGGCGTTGTCCGGGCTGCGGCCGAGCCGCTTCTTGATCTCGTCCTTCGGCTCCACCTGGATCCGCCCCTGCGCATCGACGTCCCACAGCGGCGCGAGCATCTGCGCCACCGTCGTGTCGCCGTTCTCCATGACGGACAGGTCCCAGCCCTTGCGCTCCGACAGGCCGCGGCCGACCTCCCACCAGATCTCGGCGCGCAGGTTTTTGAACTTGTCGGGCTTGCTGGCCTTCTCGGAGACGTTCACGGCGACGACCCGCGCACGGTGCTTGCCCTGACTCGCGAGGTTCCGCAGCTCGCCGATCACGCCGAACCCGACGCCGATCGAGTCGACCTTCACCGCGCCCGCGCCGCTCTCCATGATCGCCTGGAGCACGAGCGGCGCGATCTTCTCCGGCCGGTCCGTGTGCGCCCGCCACTCCCGCCCGGCGCGGCGGCCGCGGCGCTCACGGATGACGGTCTCGTCCCCACCGCCGCCGACATCAACGCCGAGCTCGACCGGCTCCAGGTCCTCCGCCTTGAGCTTGGTCTCGGGGTCGATGCGGCAGGCCGCGATGTCGCTCGCGCGCACGACGCGGTTGGGGGCGTCCTCGCTGAACTCGCCGAGGACCTTGGATCGGTAGAGGGGGTTGTCCTCGCCCCACTCCGCCGCTTTCTCCTCCACCCATTCCCGGCCCACCAGGGCCTGCGCCACCGGCTCCGGGACGTCCTCGCCGGTGAGGTTCGGGGTGTCGAACGCGCTGATGCCGATCACGTGCCAGCCGGAGCCGGGCACGCACACCTTCCGGAAGTGCGACGAGGGTGAGTCGGGGTTGCCGATCGCGAGGATCCGGCAGTCCGCGTTCGTCGTCAGCGCGTCCGCCGCCACCCACAGCTGCTCGGGGATGCCGCACGCCTCGTCGAGGATCACGAGGACGTAGCGGGCGTGGATGCCCTGGAACGCGGACTCGTCGTGGTCGGCGGGCTTCCGGCCGAACGCGACGAGCTCGTCGTCGATGTGCCACTCTGTCTGGTTCACCCGGCCGGCCAACTTGCCGCGGCGGTGGGTGCGGCGGATGTACCGCCACAGGATCGCCCGGACCTGCGCGAAGGTCGGCGCTGAGGTGACGACGAAGGCCTCGCCGGGCGGGTGCGTGTCGAGCCACCACGAGGCGACCAGCGAGGCCGTGTGGGACTTCCCCGCGCCATGGCAGGACCGTACGGCGGTGCGCCGGTGGTCCCGGA